CCACCAGAATGTTAGGAATCGAACCTAACATCAAGAATCTGGTTAACTCACCGTGTAGCGGCGAGACGGAACCATCCGTTTAGCTGTCGTGAGCAAACGACAAATTGAGCGAGGGTAATCTATCACTGTCAGTGACGGAAAGCCCCTAATTTGTCCGTACGTAAAAACCCAGGAGACGAACTCCTGCTCTGCCGAAGCATCCACATTGCAATGGGAATCCCACCCTAACTACTTCCATCAACGACCTTTCGGGTCGCGACAGGTATATGCAATGTCAGCCAATACGCACCAACGTTTCGGAGCACTAGTTTGACTTGACAATTCCTCTGCCGAGGAAAACAAACCCTTTTAAACCACTTCTAGCGCGGCGCTGAACCGCTAACTAGGGCAAGCCAAGGGAACAAAGCCAGAGGGGCGGACGAACCTAACCCCCCCAGACAAGTCTCGAGAACCCCACTCGTCTTCAATAGTAAGTTCAGAGCACTTACTAGGCTCCGGTCGAAGCACCCCGGATCCGCGGGTAAAACGCACCCGTCCGAAGACAGATTCGTTCCGACGGAAGTAGACAAGCTTCCAGAGATCTCTACGAGAGAGACCTGCAAGCTTGGCCATACGAGATGTGACGAATCCCATCCCATATCTGTCTGTGCCCGTGTCACAGGCAGACCACCATCGCTCTTCCGCGTCCGAATCAGACAATACATCGGATGACCAGGCGGAGCGAACCAGCTCGAAAGCCAATCGCGCCTCCCAACCGCTAACGACCGAGGCCGGATAACGGTAGCGACTCACACGCTGCCACCCCTGAGGGAGATCATTACATTTCATCTGTGAGAATGAAAATGCAGGCAACTCGGGCTCGCTCCACTTCTCCAAGTAGAACAGCTCGCGAAACCACAATCCAGAGATTGTAAGACTCTCCCTTCCGACCCTCATCCCCATCCCCCTTGTCATAGATCTCCTGCACCGACGAACGGTGTCCTGGTTTTCACGCAGAAAGAACGCATCGAGTTGCACGCGTTTTCTACGGCCGAAGCCAGGGCAATAAGAGTAAAAACGACTCTTTATGCTAGAGACCTTCTCACATAGCCTTTCCTTCGAGGACCAGATGGCCCTCGCGCGAACAAAAGGAACTGCTTTAGCTTTTTCCGCCGTGGACTTAAAGAGACAGGAATTCACAGAGAAAAACCTGCCATCTACAAGTGTTTTACCACGGGAAACAGTGAGGCCACCCTTCTCAACATTCTTAAACCACGAATCGGCCTCCTCAGGTGTACACCTGAAGACGATGTCATCGCCGTTTATTTTGACCGGCACGTCCCTAGGGACGCTGTATTTGAATGTGAGATAGTTGACAAGACAAAGGAGAGGGAATGAGGTCAACTGACCCATCAACTGCCCTCGGGCCTGCTGGCCCGAGTACCCATCACACTCCAGTTGAGAACTGAAAATCTGAAGGGCGTGGGAACGAATACCATCAGGTACCCTCGTGGAGTTCCCCAGCAGCCTATGGAAGATTGCGAGTTGTAAATAACTATTCAAGTTATCAGTGGCGGATTCGTAATCACCACTGACAAAAACTTCACCGGCCACGTGCCTGAAGTCCTTGAACCGAGACGCTTTGGCGTCGCCTCGCAACAACCATCCATATTTGGATAGTCGGTCGTACATGCTCTGGTGGAGTGGGCGAAGAGCGTTGTCAATTCGAGGAGGAATCGAAATGACGCGCCACTTACCACCAGTCTCAATAGCCTGTACTCGAGAAGCCCCACGATGCTTTGGAGCGACGGATTCAGTCACGTAGGAGCAAAACTCCTCTCTAGACCACCTCGCATCAGCTTCCAACCCTCTGCATCCTCCACTCTTGCGACCAGATTCGTAACACGAACTCGTCGGAAGAGTGCTCGTAGTGCACTTATCCAGATAAGATTTGTCCCAGCCAACTGGGAACAAGCGATTCACCTCTCGCAGCGCGAATCGCAGCAGACCGGCATCAGGCAAAGCCTGAGCGGTCGTCATCCTCTCTACATAAGCCCCTACCTGGGGCGACTCGCTCGGAATCACCTTCCGAAAGAGAAACAAGGAAAAGGCCAATGACCATCGACTGTCCGAAGACAAACGAGAAATCAAAGGCCGCCATGGATGACAACACCCCTCCAGAAGTCCACTAGTGAACTTCTTTAAGGATGCCGAAGAGACGTCCGCAGGAACAGGAAGAGATACTCCGTAGAGCATCTCTAACTGTCCCACAAAGCGAACAAACCTCTCCTCGACCGAATCCTGAAAACGTGCAGACGTTTTACGACAGGATACCTTTACCGCCATGAAAATGACGAAGACTTAGGATTTT